CAAATCCTGGAGGATATGGACATCAAAACTATGATGGCAATTCTTTATGATAACATGAGTGAGAGTTATGATAAGTATTCGGACGAAGAATTGATTACTGAAGTTAAAGAATACTACCCCGAACTGTTAGAAGAATGATCTAGTGTGCCAGTGGGGCAAGTGTCCACCAAACCCCCCACAGACCCCCATAGGGTGCCATACTATGTTCATCAGGGGGAGGGAGACCGACCCCACACACACTAACCCCAAATCTCATGCGTAAGATCGAACAGCAAATGAACAATGCCATTTCTAACAATCTGAACTGGCAATCTGCAAACACTGCTGTAGTCTACGATGACCAAAGTGGTGAGTCTACTGTCTATCTGCACGGCAACAAGATTGCTGTCGTGGGTGAAGATTTTGTTCAGATCTTCGACGGTGGTTATCAGTCTGTGACCACTAAGTCTCGTCTCAATGCTATTCTCAAAGAGCATGGAATTGCTGGAGAAGGTGTATATCAAAAAGCAGGTAAATGGTTCGTTGATAAGTTCATTGGACAGGCAGGAACTTCCCCCGTTTATAACACTTACGAGTTCAACGGTTCTTTCATGTTTGCCTGATTAAATGTCACGTCGTAAGCATCTCACCTTCAAACCATTCGATCCTAAGAAAGTGAAACTAATTGGTATCATCTTCGTTGTTTCATTCTTTGTTTTTCCTGGCGTTCGTTACCACACTGGTGAGGCATTTCACCTGACTGGTGATCTCATTCAACGCACCGCTAAGTAATCCCTACCCCATCACAATCATGACCAACAAAATGTATCAAAAGAACATCGACATCATTGCCGATCATTACATGTCGAGGGTCGAACATTTCTGTGAGTTGAATGACATTGAAACGTGTAATGCTCTCTATTCTGAGTTCATTGTCGATGGGCAAGATCCTGAGGACGGTGAATATCAATGGCAATTCATTCAAGATCTGACTAACTCCAACTGAGGAACAATCATGCTCAAGAAAGTATCATCCTGGAAGCAAACTCCTTCCCCCGTTCAGGTCAACAAAGGCAAACATGGTTATAACTGCTGGGTGTATGTGAGCACGATTGAGAAGAATGGTAGCACTTACCATAAGTATAAAAATGCCCATAAGATGAGCAAAAAGTTTGTATCTGAAGAGGATGCAATTTTGTTCGGTTGGTCTAAAATCAATGGGCATGATGTTTCAACCGATGATGTGCCAATGCGTCTAAAACCCTGCTGATCTTTTACACCTTCGTCCCACACTAATCAACAACAATCATGGCAAATCTTTCCCTGGATAAACTCTCCAACGGCATCGCATTTTTCGATGGTTATTGTGCAGAGGTAGAGGTAGAGTTCAACTCATCCACTCACTCTGAAATTGCCGACTTTCTTGATAAATATGATTCAGTACAGTTGGTATCTGCCTGGACCAAAACTTTCTTAATGAAAGTGTATGGATCAGGTAAGAAGGAAGTAGAACAGATTTGTGCTATAATTCAAGAAGAGTATAATGTACTCTCTGCTGAGATCGTATCACTTTCGGAGGTCTAATCAATGTTGAAAGAACTCATCAACGAAAAAGATTACGTTGATAATCTGATGGACGAAGTTCCTGCCCATTTGTGGAACAAACTCGATCCCGATGATATAATCTGGGACGAAGACATTCCATCCCCCAAGTATTATGTGCTTTCAAAGTGGTAACTGAAAAGTCTCACAATCTCATCCCATTTTCTCCTCCTCCGAAGTATCATTATGACATTGAAGATTTCAATGCCAAGTATTATCGTGTGATGCTCATTCACGAGGTGCGTTACGTCTATAAACCCAATGACATAGTATCAACGGTCTGGGGTTTTATTGACAAAAAAACATCAACAATCCATCGTCCGATTAACGCAAAGAAAGTAGGAGAAAAGGTGCTCAAGTCTGACTATGATAGTATGACCGAGTACAGTGCAATGCGTCGTCCATTAGTAACAACAATCGTCAACCCATTGGAAGCAATTCTGTATGCCGAGTGAACCCAACTTTTATGAAGGTGAAGTAGTAGAATACAGAGGAAGAAAGGGGACGATTTGTTTTGTCGATCCTGCCTACATTTCTCTCTGTGTATCAGAAACCGTCCAGGAAGAGAATATACACAAGTCATGCCAATGTAGGGTCGTGATTTATCCTGAACAATGGCATGAAATAGTAGAGATTTCTGATTGATTTTGGTCAGTTTTTCAACACTTTTCACAGAGAGTTTTCAACAGTTTTTCCACAACATCTGTGGAAAAGTATAAGAAAGTCCGCACCCAGTTACTGTAAGGGTTCTGATGTATTTCGTGCCCTTCAGAAACACAAATAAATAACAGGTTTGCTTATATTTTCCACAGTTAAAAAAGGGTTAAAAAAACATAGTTGAATGTGCGGTGTTCTTGTGAGTTTAGTGAGCATACAATGGAACGAGAGTTATGTCAACCCCCACGGTCCAAAATATCAGAAAACCCCGATATTTGGCAGTCTTATTCTAAATATGGTATAATACCTTAGTGTCACACAGAGGGAACACTTATGGGGGACGAGTACACTTTCGATGATTATGAGTGTGTAGTCGAGTCTTATGATTTGGGTGAGGTAAGTGATGACGACTGGGGTGACGAAGAGTATAGTCAGGGGGATCAATATGCTGCCATGGCTGATAGGCACTGTGTATGACAGTTAGTATCAGTGTTCGGCAGTATGTTGGGGGACGAAAGTATTCTTAAAAACACATGGTTAGTGTTGACAACTCGGTGGCAGTAGTGTATAATTAACAGTGTGAATCCTTCGGCAGTTCGTGTGTCGATCTGGCAGTATGTGCCCCCCTTGCGTTGTGCCCTTGTGCCTGCGATGGGGGGTTTTATAATGTTTGGGTCCCTCCTAATCTATAAACGACCCAAATCGAGAGAGATATCGTGATTCCACTTGTTTTCAAAAATTTTTTCCCATATATAAAAACGGTGTGAGGTTCTATGTTGATGGAAAAAAATTTCGGACATGAAATCGTTCCTGTAGAGGTCGATCCTACAACGGGAGATCCCATGGTGATTATTCCTGAATGGATGATGTTAGATCTTGGATGGGAAGAAGGAGATACTTTAGAATGGATTATTGATGAAGAGGACAATTGTCTTATTCTGAGGAAACCGACCGATGCCTGAATTACAAAGTTTTCAAGGAGCACCCCCAAAGGTAGTCGAGGGTGATCTATGGGTAACAGGTACGATATATGGAACACTCCAAGCTGGTGGAGCTGCTGCCAGTGGTGGATCATCTGATAGTGGTGTACCTATTGGATCTGTTCATTATTTTGCTGCGAGTACACCACCAGCAAACTATTTGGTCTGTGACGGTACTGCATTAGACACTGGAGAATATGCACAGTTGTTTAATGTGACTCAGTATACGTTTGGTGGAAGTGGTGGTAGTTTTAACTTACCAGATTTAAGAGGTGAGTTTATTCGTGGATGGGACGGTGGTAAAGGAACCGATAGTGGTAGAACATTTGGTACATTCCAGGATCACCAGTTAGAATTACACTCTCACGGACGTGGTGCGATTTATCCTGGTAGTGGACCAGAACAGAACCAGAGTGGTAGTAGAGAAGATAATACATCATTCAACCAACAAACCACGACTTCTGGTAGTACTGGTAACTTTGGTAGTGAAACTCGTCCTAGGAACGTTGCTTTGTTACCCTGTATCAGATATCAATGATTTGACGGGAGATATATAATCTGTTAGAATACTGATGTAGATTTTCTAGGTTATGGCTAAAGGATTCACCGTAAAAGCAAAAGCACCTGAACGTCCTGCCACTCAAGAAGGTGAGTGGGATTACGAAAAGGCAAAGGAGATGATTCGAGGCAAGTCTATTGTCTTCTGTATGCCTGGTCGTGGTTGTTCTTTCCAGTTCCTCAAATCATTCACTCAGATGTGTTTTGATTTGGTCGGAGCAGGTGCTCAGATTCAAATTTCACAAGACTATAGTTCCATGGTGAACTTTGCTCGTTGTAAGGTACTTGGAGCAAATGTTCTTCGTGGACCCAATCAGATTCCCTGGGATGGGAAACTGCATTATGATTATCAACTTTGGATTGACTCGGATATTGTCTTCAATACCGAGAAGTTCTATCAACTCGTTCTGATGGAGAAGGAGATTGCCTGTGGTTGGTATCTGACCGAAGACGGTAGCACTTCTTCCGTTGCTCACTGGCTTGAAGAAGATGACTTCAAGAACAATGGTGGTGTCATGAACCATGAGACTGGTGAAACGATGTCCAAACGTCGTAAACCTTTCACCGTTGATTACACTGGTTTCGGTTGGGTTCTGATTAAGCACGGTGTGTTTGAAGATCCTAAGATCGAATATCCCTGGTTTGCTCCTAAGATGCAACGCTTCAATAGTGGTGAAGTACAGGACATGTGTGGTGAGGACGTATCATTCTGTCTGGATGCCATCGATGCTGGGTATGAGATCTGGTGCGATCCTCGCATTCGTGTCGGACATGAAAAGATGCGGGTCATCTGATGACAAAAGCACCTCAGACGTTGTATAATATCATCTGTCGGGGTTCTGTGCTCCTCAGCAATTTATCTGAGGAGCAATTTTTCGACGAAATGGAGAGTCTGGCACACTCATACTATGAGTCTGGGTTGCCAGATCCCTCTGAAATCACTTTTGAAACTATTGAGGACAATGGCAGTACGTAGCAAAATCGGCATTTCTGGTATTAAGTTTGAGCCTGGTAAACCCAAGTGTACCCGTCAGGGTAAATCTAAGAATACTAAATACGCCGCAACGTCTCGTAACTCGGCACGTAAGAAGTATCGGGGTCAAGGTAAGGGGTAATCATGCCAAAAAAACCTAAGAAGGCAGTAACAAAACCATCTCAGGTTAGATGGATACATAAAGAAGGGTTTTCTAGACCCGATAAACGTACCATCAAAAAACCAAAATGATAACAGAGGTCAACGACGAATGGGATCAAATCAATCCTAAAGACCTCTGGGTATACAATAAACTATTTTTAAGTCGGGTTTTAGGGTATAAGTGTGGTCCTGCTGGCACCACCGTCCCTAGACCCGACTTTTATATTGTCCGTCCATCACTGAATTTACTCGGTATGGGTCGTGATGCACGTATTATTAAGATTAATAAAGAGACTGATGACCTACACCCATCAGAATTTTGGTGTCAGGTCTTTAGAGGAGAGCACATTAGTGTTGATTTTCGTAATAAAAAGTCAGAATTAGTGGTCTTGGGTGAAAGGAACCCAAATAATCCTCTATATAAGTGGATGAAGTGGTCAAAGATTGACAAGGAAATAGAATTTCCATCCATTTTAGAAGATTTGATCGGAAATTATGAGTGGATCAACTGCGAATTCATTGGAGATAAGTTGATCGAAGTACATTTTCGACAAAATCCTGATTTTAGATACAATAATTCAGTGGCAATACCTCTTTGGAAAGGTGAAAAAATCCAAAATTTAGAAAATTACGAATATATTGATGATCCAGACTACTTAAGACAAGGTTTTTATGTTGATAAGGGATAGCAACCCCTTAAAAAGTTCTGTTCAAACCCCTTAAAGGAGAAAACAGATGGCAAATCAACCTTATCCAGACAGAGATTCTGATTATATGGAGTCAATGTGGGGTACAAGAGGATTGATTACCGACTACTGGACAAAACCTATGAAAAAACAAGACGATAACCTTCTCAGAGAAGTTGTTGGAGACCATGTTCACGATCTAAAACGTCAAACAGTGCTTCATGAAGAGATTCGTAATGACGAAGACTATGATGATTGGGAATATGGCACTGAGCCAAGTTATGGAAAACCTAATAAATAGGTTTATGGTCTAAAATCATGCCTTTTCATGGCTTCAACCCGCAAATCTAGGGCATTTAAAGACATTTCTTTGTCTTTTGTGCCCCATCCAATTACAAAAGACCTCCCTGTACTTGTAAATGAGCGTGCAATCGCACGTTCAGTGCGGAATTTAGTGGAAACTATCCCTACAGAGAGGTTTTTTAATCCAGATTTGGGTTCTGATGTCAGAAATACACTATTTGACTTCTGTGACTACGGTACTGCTAGCATTATCGCAGAACAAATTGAAGAAGTTATCTTAAATTATGAGCAGAGAGTTGCGAATTTAACTGTAGAGGTAATTCCAAGACCAGATAACAATACTTTTGAAGCAACTATAGTATTTGATATCATTGGACAGTCTTTACCATCACAAAATATCTCTTTCATACTTGAGGTAACGAGATAAATGCCATTAACTAAGTTTACAAATTTAGATTTCAGTCAGATTAAGGAATCTATTAAGTCCTATCTGAGAGCAAACTCAAACTTCACTGATTTTGACTTTGAAGGATCGAATTTTGCTGTCCTGATTGATACTCTAGCATATAATACCTATATTACGGCATTTAACTCCAACATGGTAGTTAATGAGTCATTCATTGACTCTGCCACTTTAAGAGAGAACGTAGTCTCTCTTGCTAGAAACATTGGATATGTTCCAAAATCAAGGAAATCGGCAAAAGCGCAAGTAAGTTTTAATATTGAGTTCACAGGAACAAGTCCCACAGTAACTCTTAACAAAGGTCTTGTTTGTGTTGGTGCTGCCAATAACACTTCTGTTGTATTTTCCATCCCTGAAGAGATTACATCTGCTACGGTTCTTACTGGAGCAGATGTTAACGGAAATGGTCCTAGAAGGGCATCATTTAGTAGTATTGATATCTACGAGGGTACTCTGCTTAGAAGGACATTCCAGGTCAATGGATCAGTTGATCAGAGGTTTATCCTTGATAACCCTGGAATCGATACAACATCAATCAGAGTTACTGTAAAAGGTCCTCAGGAGACTGTAGGTAGAACATATAATCAAGTAGAAAACATTATTAACGTTTCGGCACTGTCTGAGATATACTTAATTCAAGAAGTTGCCGACGAAAGGTACGAACTTCTATTCGGTGATGGTATTTTTGGTAAAAAGTTAGAAGACCAGGCTATTGTCGATGTAAGTTACATTATTTGTGACGGTGAATCTGGAAATGGTCCAAATAACTTCAGTTTCTCTGGATCTGTATCAAATAGTCTTGGTGCTTCGTTCCTTCCATCAAATACTGTCTCAGTAACGACTAATCAATCTGCAGTTGATGGTTCAGATATCGAACCATTGGAGTCTGTAAAGTATTTTGCTCCTAGATTATACTCTTCACAGTATAGAGCTGTTACTGCTAAGGATTATGAGGCAATTATCCAAAGAATTTACCCAGATACTGAATCTGTATCTGTAGTTGGTGGTGAAGAACTAGATCCACCCGAATTTGGAACTGTCGTTCTAAGTATTAAACCAAAAAATGGTACATTCTTGTCAGATTTTACAAAATCTCAAATTTTGAGTGATCTAAAGCAATATTCTGTTGCTGGTGTGAACCAAAGAATTGAGGATCTCAAACTTCTGTATATTGAACTCTATTCTACCGTATTTTACAATGCGAGTCAGGTGTCTGATGCTAAACAACTTAGAACTGATGTTATTTCAAGTCTAAACACCTACTCTGATTCTGTTGACCTCAATGCTTTTGGTGGAAGATTCAAATACAGTAAAGCAGTAAAGGTCATTGACGATACGAATACGGCAATTACATCAAACATCACCAGAGTGGTCATTAGAAGGGACTTGAAGGCACTTGTAAACCAGTTTACACAGTATGAGATCTGTTATGGAAACAAGTTCCATGTAGTCTCTGAGGGATACAACATTAAGAGCACTGGATTCACTGTACAAGGTTCTTCAGATCTTCTTTATTTTACAGATGTTCCAAATGCCGATATGGAAACGGGAACAATTGCGATTGTAAAAGAATCTGATACTGGTCCAATTGTTATTGTGCCTGCTGCTGGAACTATCGACTATGTTAAAGGTGAAATATTGATCAACACCGTTAATATAACATCTACAGTCAAACCAAACTCCATTATTGAAATTCAAGCAGTCCCAGAATCTAACGACGTAATCGGTCTCAAGGACTTGTATTTGCAATTAGATATCTCTAATAGCACCATAAATATGGCAAGAGACACTATTACATCTGGTGAACAAATCTCGGGGGTTGGATTCCCTGTCGCATCCAGTTATACCAACGGACAATTAAGTAGGAAATGATAAACACTAATTCTGTCTTTGATTCCAGAGTTAAGATTCAGCAAGTTGTAGACAATCAACTTCCCGAATTTATTAAAGACGAAAATCCACTTGTAGTGGATTTTTTAAGATCTTATTACACTTCTCAAGAATTTGCTGGTGGACCAGTTGATATTGCTGAGAATATTGATTCGTATCTTAAATTAGATAGTTTAACTCCAGACATTATTGCTGGCATGTCTACGGTGACTGCTGGCATTTCTACCACAGATACGGAAATTTTTGTAACCAATACAAAAGGATTTCCGCAAGAATACGGATTAATTAAGTTAGATAATGAAATTATTACGTATACTGGATTAACAACCAACTCTTTTACGGGTTGTGTGCGTGGTTTTTCTGGTATTACCTCATATCATGCTCCAAATAATCCAGAAGAATTAGTATTTTCCGAGTCTGTAGCAGATACTCACACATCTGGAACCTCTGTACAGAATCTTAGTGCGCTCTTTCTTAAAGAATTTTATAAAAAACTTAAAAAGTTATACACACCTGGATTAGAGGATACTACACTTGCGTCTAGTCTTGATGTAAATAACTTCATTAAAGAATCTAGAAGTTTATATGAGAGCAAAGGTACGGAAGAATCTATCAAGATTCTGTTAAAAGTTCTGTATGGTGTTGACTCTAAGGTAATTGACCTTGAGCAATTTTTGGCAAAACCATCATATGCAGAATATGTACGTAGAGAAGTTATAGTCGCAAGACTCATCAGTGGCAATCCTGCTCTAATTTCTGGCACAACATTATTCCAAGATGCTCAACCAATCAACAATATTGGTGCTGCTAGTGGACCAATTTCCGAAGTAGAGATCTTTACTAGAGGAACTTCTGAGGATATTGGTGTACAGACATACTATAAGATCTCCCTGTTCACTGGATTCGGTGACGAAAGTTTGATCGAAGGTAAATTTAATATCCCTGGAAGTAGTTTTACTATTGGTAGTCACTCTGCTGGTTCTGATGTAATCACCGTAGATTCTACTATTGGATTCCCAGAGTCTGGATCATTTGTTATTGGTGATGACACTATCACCTACACAGATAAAACTATCACTCAATTCATTGGGTGTAATGGATTAACCCAAAACATCAGTCCAAGAACTGTAATCACACAGGATCTTGAGGTATATGCCTTTGAAGAAAACGACCTGACAAGACAGGTTAGATTTGTCATAACTGGTGTTTTAAGTGAGTTCAAGCAATCTGAAGATATTTTCTCTTCTGTAGAAGATTCTTTAATCTCTGTTAAAAATCTTGGTCAGGTTATTTCCAATGATCAGGAAGATGAGTCTTACAGAAAAATCTTCTTCAACTCCTGGATTTACAATACTTCCGCAAGATACTTTGTAAGTTCTTTCAGTGGATCTACTTTTAATCTCTCTTCCACTATTGATAGATCTAGTTTGAAAGCTGGTGACTTTGTTGATGTTGTAGAAAGATCCAGTCAAACTATTGCTGCGTCTAATCTTAAAGTTGTTAGTGTAAACCTAACAAACAATGCGGTAACACTTGGATCTGGGGATTACTCTGGAGTAAATCCACTTGGATTCTATGATATCCGAAAGAGAATTAATAAGGCATCTTCTGTTGGTGCTCCACTGTCTTCTGGCAATAATGTTCTTTCTTCTGATGTACTAAACACTTACGTTGAAAATAATGAGTATGGATATGTTGCTTCCAACTCTTTACCATCTTACGTAATTAGACCAGTAACAACAGAATCTAAAATTTCTGTAGCATCTACGGCAAGTGGTGCTATTCAAAATTATGATTCTAACACTCTTTCTTACGATACAATTTCTTTCCAGAACATTGTTCCATTTTTCAGTGGTGATGAAGTATTTTACCAACCACTGGATGGTGCTTCTCCTATTGTCGGATTAAATACTGGAAGTTACTTTGTTGAAGTACAACCAGCACCAAATAACAACAGAATTAAACTTGCTCTTTCTAGATCTTTCTTAGCAGCTGGATCTTATGTTAAGTTTAATCCATCCAATAGTGGTCCACACTCCTTCATTCTTGCTGAACAAAGAGAAGGTTCTATCCAACCACAAAAACTTCTGAAGAAGTTTCCCCTTTCTCAAGATATTAAAACTGGTGAAAGAGATTTAACTCAACCAGGAACAACTGGTATTCTCATCAATGGTGTTGAAGTTGCCAACTACAAAGTTGATGATTCCGTATTCTACGGTCCACTTGATAGAGTGGAAGTATTTACTGGTGGATCTAACTACGATGCAGCAAATGCTCCAAGAGTAATTGTTGGAAATCCATCTGTCTCATCTGGTACAACAGCTCTTGTACAACCAGTTGTTGAGGGATCTTTTACTGACATTCTCGTTGATCCAGTAAATTTTGACATTGAAGAAGTAATTTCTATTAACATTGCTGGTGGTAATGGTGAAGGTGCTACAGCATCAGCAACTCTTGCTTCTGAGTTTAGAGAAGTTTTCTTCAATGCCAATACTCTTGCTGAAGGTGGTGGTGTTGATGTCTCTGCCAATACAATTACTTTTGACACTCAACACAATTTCCAAACTGGAGATCCTATTGTATACAACGCATTAGGTAATGCTGGTCTTGGTATTGCTACAAACACATCTAACGATGCTATTCAAGGTCTAACTCTTCAAACTGGTAATATCTACTATTCTAAGTTCATCAATAGTAGCACTATTCAGATCCATAATACAAAACTGGATTCTCAGTTAGGTATTAATACTATTGGTATTACTACTGAGAATAATGCTGGACTGATGAAGTTCAGAACTACTAATAAGAAGCTTAAAATTGATAGGCTTAATGTCCTTAACCCTGGACAAGGATATTCTAATAGAAAACTCATTGTTCAGTCAACAGGTATCAATACAGCAAATGATACCATTGTCTTTGATAATCATAACTTTACTAATGGTGACTTTGTAGAGTACGAATACTTTGATACTGCTATTTCTGGACTTTCTACAACAGTTCAGTACAAAGTATTGACTGTTTCTAACAATGAGTTTAGACTTGCCAATGCTGGAATTGGTGGAACCAATCTTTCCGACTTCAATAGAAATAAGTATGCTTCCTTTGGATCTGTAGGTGTAGGAAGTAATATCTTTAAGTATCCAGAAATCACCGTAACCATCAAAGCAGTAACCACACAACAGACAGAGGGAACCTTTACTGCTACTCCAGTTGTTCGTGGACCAATTGTAGATGCTTATCTCTACAATGAAGGTACTGACTACGGATCTGAGATTCTGAATTTCCAAAGAACACCTCAAATCATCGTTAACAGTGGAACTGGTGCTGAAGTAAGACCTGTAATTCTGAATGGAAGAATTGACAACGTATTCGTTCTGAGTGGTGGTTCTGGATATACTTCTCCACCAGAATTAGTAGTTAACTCTAACCCAGTAGGAACTGGCACAACTGGAACTGGAGCAAGACTTAGAGCACTGATTAACAATGCTGGTGTAGTGACCTCTGTAGTCGTCCTCTCCAAGGGTTTAAACTACGATACGAACACAACCACCATTAAGGCAAATTCGGTGGGTTCTGGGGCAATCCTGAACGGTTTCGTGAGACGTTTGGGTGTCAACAAGTTTGCCAAGATTAATGATAATGGTGGAGAGGTTGTGTTTCCAACTCCAGATCAGGGTCTTGAGTATGCTGCCATTGGATATGGTTCAACTTTAAGAAATGCTTTTGGTGATACAGGAGCATTCCACTCTCCTATTATTGGATGGGCATATGATGGAAATCCAATCTACGGATCTTATGGATACAATAACCCAGAAAATATTCAAAGTGGTATTAAGAGAGTTGGGTCTGGATACACATCAAGTGCTTCTTATATTACGAATAGACCAAATGCCACAACTTTCCCACTAGGATTCTTTGTTGATGATTATAGATTCACCAACGTTGGTGATCTTGATGAGTTTAATGGAAGATATACGATCACTAATGAATTCCCACAGGGAATCTATGCGTACTTTGCTACCATTGACGCAAATGGTAGTCCACAATTCCCATTCTTTGTTGGAAACTCCTACAGATCTAAGAGTATTCCCGAAAATGTAGATCCCGCAGCTTCTATTGACCAAAATTATGATTTCAACAACTCTCAACTGATTAGAAATACTTTCCCACAAAAGATTGCTCAGGAAGGAGCATCTTATGACTTTGCTATTGAACCATATAAAGTATTCTCCCAAGATGCCGTTGTTGATGTCGTTAGGTCTGGGTCTGTAGATTCTATTAGTGTTGCTTCTACAGGAAATGCGAGATATGCTGTTGGTGATAACTTAAACTTCGGTGAAACTGAAACTGGAACTGGTCTTGCTGCTCAAGTATCTAAAATTGGTGGTAGATCCATCGTCAGTGTTTCTTCTACAGAAACAGTATATGAGAATGCCATTGTAACTTGGAAAGATAACAAGACTGTAGAGTTTTCTATTAGTCCAAACTTTGATTTGAACAACAATGATATTGTTCAAATCACTGGACTTTCTACTTTCGTAGAGAATCTTGATGGATCTCATATTATTAATACAGATCTTCCAAATGCAAAATTAATTGTTGGGATGGGAACCACTGGTGTCAGTGGAATGACTACAGACATCACGGTCTCGATCCTTCCCGTTTCCATTGGAAGTTCGGTAAAAGTTTCTAATGAAACATTTGGTGTCCTGAATGTTTTCTCTGCTGATGGTATAATTAGAGTTCAGAGATTCCCATCTGAAACTGCTAGTGGTGGAGTAGCGCACACTGCTACAGAAACAGTCACTTATCTCCCACAAAGATTTACCGTATCTCTAGAAACACCTTACTTTGATTCTAAGGAACAGCAAACGGTATACTTCAACCCATTTGAAACTGTTGGTATTGGAATAACTGCTGGTTTTTCCACAACAAGATCCTATCAGTTCAATGGAATCACTACCGAGAGAAGCATTCTTACCCAGAATATTTACCTCAAGGATCACCCATTCGTAACCAATCAGCAACTTTCTTATTCCGTTGGTCTTGGAACGACTTCTATTGGAGTTTCTACAAGTCCTACTGGAACTGTGTTCTACATGCCAAGTCAGGTCTATGCTATTAAGACCTCTAAGGACACAATCGGTATTGCGACTGTTCTTAATGGTGATCAGGTTTATTTCAGAGATGTTTCATACACTAATTTGTATGACTATCAGTTTGCCTCTGTATACAGTCAGGTAACTGCAGATGTTAAGAAAATTTCGGCAACTGTTTCTACTGGTGAAACTCATGGTCTTACAAATGGTGATATAGTTCAACTTACTGTAAATCCTGGTCTTAGCACAGGTGTTGGTGCTGCTTCAACAGTTATTATTAAAGTTGTTGAGGAAAGAATTCTTGTTAACCCAGTTGCTATCAGTTCCACTGGAATTAACACGAGTACAAATATTATTACGAAAACAAATCATGAGTATTCTACTGGTGACAAGGTTTACTATGAAGCAAGTGAAGTTATCGGTGGACTTTCTACTGGAACCTTCTACGTATACGTAATTGATAAGGATAACTTCAGACTGACAGAAACTAGAAAGGATGCTGTTTCCTCTCCACCAACATTCGTTAACTTGACTTCCGTTGGTGGAACCTCTCAGACACTTTCTTTAGTCAATCCACCACTTGAAGTATTCAAGAATAATGATGTAGTCTTCAACTTAGAAGATCCAAGTCTTTCTGGGTATAATTTCAAAGTATATTACGATAACGACTTTGACAATGCTGTTGTTTCTACTGGACAGACAACTAATTTCTTAGTATCACCTTTTGGTACTAATGGAACATCTGGTGCTGGAGCAACTGTTGGATTCTCTTCGGTATTCCCATCTATCCTTTATTACAACCTTGATAAAGGTGGATTTATTAGCACTGCTGATACTGATGTTACTGGATATAATGAAATTAGATACTCCAATAGCAGATACAATGGAACTTATAATATTACTGGAGTAACTAGCACGACATTTGATGTAAATCTTTCTGACGTTGTTGAGAGATCATCATATACTGCTTCTGAGTGTGACTCTATCGAATACAATACAACTTCTACTAGTGCCACTGGTTCTATCGAAGATGTCAAAATTATCTTTGGTGGATTGGGATATAAATCCGTCCCCAATATTTCTAGCATCACTTCCACATATGGATCTGATGCAGTATTGAGACTGAATTCAGATACTATTGGTAAGTTAGAGTCTGTAAGACTTTTGACACCTGGATTCTCTTATCCATCTGATAAAACTCTCACTCCAACTGCTAATGTTCCAAATGAACTTTCAGTTAGAAATTATGAAACCCTGAATTCTATTACTGTTATCTCTGGTGGTAAAAACTACCTTACCCCACCAAGTCTTGTTCTATATGATCCATCTACAGATAACATCGTTCCTGATTTCCAAGGATCTACTGAACTTTCTGGAAATGCTGTAAGTCCAACGACTCTTGTTAATGGTGTAGAGACAGCTGGTATCAGAATCGATAGAAATCCAGTCGGTCTTAAAGATGATGTTGTATATCGTGCTGTAGCAGTTAATAATGACAATGGAGTTTCCGTTGTTAGTGTTGCTTCTAGTACAGACAATATTGTTACTCTGAGCATCTCCACACCAATCCTAGGATTTAGTACAGCACCATTTACAGCTGGTGATGAAGTATTTGTTGAAGGAATTGGACTAGCATCTACTACAGGTGATGGACATAATTCCTCCGACTATGGATATCAATTCTTCACTGTCACTTCTTTCGATAGCAGTGTTAATCCAAACAAACTTACTTATAATCTGAGTAGTCTTGTAACCACAAATACAGGGATTGCTATTACAAATCCAGGATTATTTGCCAATGTTGTTAAAAAAGATAATCTCCCCGAGTTTAGAGTAAACAAAGAAACTTCTGTATTTGAACCAGGTGAGTCCCTCTATCTCAATGACCTTTTAGTTGTTGGATCTACCAATCTTGTTGTAAGTAGCTTTAATTCTCTAACTGGAAAACTGAACATCACTGGAACCACACCAATTAAGAATGGTGATACTCTTACTGGTTCTGTAACTGGTGCTAAGTGTACAATTGAGAATATTACATCCAAGGTTGGTCGTTTTGAAATTGATTCAACGTCTACCTTTATCAAAGGATGGAGCAATGACATTGGAAAACTCGATGAAGATTATCAGGTAACTGGTGATAACGATTACTATCAAAGAATGTCTTACTCTATTCAGAGTGAGAAGTCATTTGACGATATTATCAGTTTTGTAAACGATAACGTCCACCCAACTGGTTATAGAAACTTTGCTGATACTCAAATTAATCCAAAAGGAAATGTAGGTGCTTCTTTCACGACAGCACAAGAAGAACCATTCTTGGTTCTTGACATTTTTGATGGAGCTAAGAGAGTTGATACAATTAACGATTTTGATTTCGCATTAGACTTAGATGCCACTGCAAATACTTCTAAATCCATCGAACTTCAAAATGTTCAAGTAACCGATTACATTCTTAATAAGACTAATAGAGTTATTTCTATTGATGACATCAGTGGTGAATTTTTGAATGAAGATTCTGATGAACTTCTTAAATTTAAGGATGTTACCACTTTTGGTGATGGTAGAAAGACGAACAAGTTCCTTGTTCAACTTGTAGATATTACCAATGATGCCGAAATGGGTCTTAAAGAACTCGTTTTGGTCAATAACAATGAAAACACTTATGTCTTTGAAAAAGTAGGTGTTGGTGAAACTATCGGTGAACTTGATGGATTCTTTGATGAGGATACAAACCAATACTCCTTGAGATTTACTCCAAATGAAATTTACAACACTGATTATGAAGTAAAACTTCTTCAAACATTCTTTGATGATGATGCATCTGGAATTGGATCTCAAAGCATTGGATTTGTAGATCTTATTTCTAAAACACAAGATGTTGTTGCTGGTGTTGGTACAACAGTTCTTGGATTCAGCACAACTACATCCGATACTTTCTATACAAGTATTGAAGTTTTTGATGAATTGGCAAATGCTGTTGATTACGTCGAACTTGTACTTACCCACAATGGTGTTGATACTTATCTTACTGAGTTAGCATCATTTAACACCAGAGTTGGTTTGAATGGTCTTTCTGGTCCATTCATCGGATCCTTTACCTCATCTATTGATTCAGGAATCGTAAGTCTTGTTTATAATAACAATGGATCTAATGATGTTAGATTGAGAACTCAGACCATTAGTATTGGAAGCACTGCTGCTGGTATCGGTACATATAGATTTAAGTTTACTGGAACATCCGATGGAACAGAAAGAACTGGTAGATTGGAATCTGATTATGCAATCGTAACTGGTGGAACACCAACAACGATTACTGGAATTAATAGTATTACTGATGGATCCCTGAAGTCAACTGTCCGAGTAAGCATTGGAGAAACACAGTCTGTACACCAAGTCTACGTACTCAATGATCAAAAAGACAGAGAAAACTTATACGTTCTGAGTTATCCATACCTTTCTGTCAATGATATCAATGGTATCGGCACGTTCTCTGCTGAATATTCTGCTACTGGAGTGGATCTGAAATTCCATCCAGACTACACTGGTGATATTCAGGTACAATCTTTCAATGAAATTATCTACAGAGATCTTGACAATAATGGTGATATTTCTGGTATCGGTGATCTTTCTTATGGTGATGTAAACCAGAATGTATCCCAAGCAGTTTACTATGGTATTAACCAGAGAGAAATTTTAGAATTCTCTGCCAAGCACGATGGTGTTGATATCTTTGCTAAGACTTTCGACCCAGCTGGAACTGGCATTGTCAGCACAACAACGGGTAAATTTACATTACCACACTTCTTCCAAACTGGTGAAGAACTTGAGTATAGACCTGAGTCTAACTTGGTTGGAGTTGCTGCTACTGGCATTGTTTACTACACTGGAGTTGGATCCACAGATCGTTTACCACAAACAGTTTATGCTATTAGAGATAATGCTTCTCAATTCAGAGTTGCCATTGCCGCTACTTTAGCCACTGCTGGAACTGCTGTTACTTTTGCCGCACTTGGTGCTGGTAACAAGCACGTATTCTCCATGGCAAAGAGAGCCGAGAAGACAATCTTGACCTTAGATGGTATTGTCCAATCACCTTTTCTGAAAACACCTCTGACAGAGCAGACAATGCATTCTGTCGGAGCAGGAACAACTATCATTCAACTCAGTGGAATCTCTTCTATTAGACCTGCTGACTTGATTAAAGTTGGTAATGAATACATGAAGGTTAGCATCGTTGGTCTTGGATCGACAAATACTAGTGGTGTTGGTGCTATCGGAACTCTTCCAATCGTCGAGGTTGAACGTGGTTTTGTTGGATCTAGTGCCACTTCTCACAACCAGTTTGCTAATGTCTCTATTTACAGAGGATCTTTTGATATTGTTGATAGCAAGATTCACTTTACAGAAGCACCAACTGGTGCTGGTAGAGAAGATCTTGATAGTAGAGGATTAGCAATTCCAAGATCTAATTTCTCTGGAAGAGTTTATTTAAGAAAAGATTATGGCACAAGTCTTCTGTTTGATGATGTATCTGATCAATTTGATGGTGTAACCTCTGAGTTTACTCTTAACTCTAATGGAAGCAGTGTAACTGGAATTGGTTCTACTGGTGGCAACGGTGTTGTATTCATTAATGGTGTTTTCCAAGCACCATCGACTCCAAACAACACTAACAATAACTTCACAATTACAGAAGTCTCTGGAATTAGTAGCATTGTATTTACTGGTATCCTTTCTGAAGGTGGATCACAAATTATTGATCAATATGATATCAACCAAAACCAACTTCCAAGAGGTGGTGTTCCAATTTCGTTTGGAGCAACAAATGGATTGGGTTATGCTCCACTTAGAAAAGCAACTGCTGTACCAACAGTAACTCTGGGACAAATTACAAATATTGCTGGAGTGCCAACGACTGGAGTCTTTGATGCTATTTCTAATGCTGAATATGATAACGCAACTGGTATTCTGACAGTAACTTCTTCTAGTGCTCATGAACTAAACACTGGTGATAAGATTGAACTGAAAAATATGACGTTCTCTTGTCCCGCAAATGGTCCCTTTGCTAACAACTATCAGTTCCCATCTGAGCAGGGTGTAAACTTTACCATTAGTTCTTTCGTTTATGACAACAGAACAGGTCTTGCTACGGTTGGATTGACATCTGCCCATAACTTTAGAGTTGGTAGATTAGTTGATCTTTCCAATATTGGAATGGCTTGCTCTACTCCACACACTGGAGTTACCAACTCCATCTTCCCAGATGGAAGTTCTGGAAGTAAAGCCGTCGGTGTCAATACAAACAGATACCCAATTCTTGGTATTGCTGGAACTAATACTTTCTTAATCAACGTTGGTGTTTCCACCATTGTTCACGTCTATGCTGGTGCTGGTGCTACAGCAGGAAACGCATATGAAGTAAAACCTGCTGGTCCTTATTATGCCACTAGAATTCTTTCCAGCACAAAGTTTGAAACTCAAGTTGGTGTTGTGACATTTGCTCACACTTATAGTTCTGGTGGAACATTTGCGAAGTGGACAAATGCTGATTTTGGTAGTGGTTA